CTCTCCATTAAAGTATAAATAGATGCTAAAGTTTTATAATCATTAATCTGGGAGCCAAAGAAAGTAACTAAGTCATAATGTTGTTTTATTTCATTAATCAAGTTATATTTTTGTTTCTTTAAAACACTTCTATTTAAATGTTTAGAATTTGATATAGTGGTTTCTATATACACGCTAGCATAAGATTCACTTAAATTTTTAGATTTTAAGATTGATTCATACAATCTATATTCACGGCTCAATTCACTTTTTACAAAGTATTTCTTTAAAATATCAATAGCCGGAGAATCTCCACCTTTTAATGTGTCTGCTGTGATCTGTCTAACTAGCAATTCAAAAAGAACTCCAGTGTTTTTATATTTAGAATGTTTGATTTTCATTAAAAAAATATATTTATTTATAAATATTAACCTTTTAGTTGAGATTCATCAAGGAGTGTACTATCATCTTTATCTTGCTCAAAGATTAATTTCTTTTCGCTCATTTTCTTAAAAGAATCTATATTTTTTAGATAAGTAATTTTAGCACCTTCTAAATTTAATCCGGATTTGTTAGTATCAGTTCTACTATCTCTTGAATCATTTTTATCTGTATCCTTCATACGTTTAGTCCCTAGTGGGTCTTTACCGAAATTGCTATCTTGTTTACCGTGGTTTGAAATGGAGTTTTGAGGTCTTCCTAATTTAGGATCATCCTCACCATACCCATCAGGTACATTTGCAGGGTCGGAGTACATTCTTCCTTTACCATATAATGAAGCTAAATCGTGAGGTGTACCATAGGATTTACCAGTATCAACTGGGTCATTACCTTCGGCTTCAATTTGAGCATTTCTAAATTTACGTTTTGAATCTTGTCGAACCATATCTCGGTATTCATCAAACTGATCTTCACTAAAATGGTAAACATTATGGTAAATCCAATCGGAGGGTACTAAGCCTTGTTCTAATAATATACCTGCTAATTCAGATTTTGATTTTAACAACTCAATTCTTTCTTGATCGTAAATGATCGATGGAGTTGTCATTGATAATTCAAAATTTGTCAATGTCTCATCTGTATAACCTTGAGTGTATAAGTGTACTAAGGCAATTTTATTTAATTCTGATAGTAATATTCTTTGTATTCTATCAATAGTACGTGCAAATCTAATATCTTGAGCGGCTAAAGTTGCTTTACCTTCTACCCCTTCTTCATACCCCATAAATGCTTTTGGTACTTTAAGGGCAGCAAATAATTTATCTCTTAAATATTCTACATCAGCAATACCATCATAAGCTAAACCTGGTGTAGTGTCAATTTTAGTAGCAGAATCATTACCTCTTACTGGTACATAAAAATCTTCAAGCATGTTTTGCATATTATACTTTAAGTTATACTCACCGGTTTTTTCATCCATCATAGGAGTACGCTTCATATTATTGATGGTTTTTTGCATAAACGCTTCTACTTCATTTGGAGGTATAGAACCAACATTTATGTAAAATATTCTTTTTTCAGGAGCACGTGCTATCCTATGGATTAACATCGCATCCTCCATTAAAGCATATTGTTTATATAATTTACGAGCAGGTTCTATATACGATCTACCATAAGGTAAATAATTAACATCACCCACCATTCTAAAGTGAGCCATTTCATAGTTGTCATATGTAATACCATTTCTATCATCATCTGCTCCATTAACACCTGCTACATTATAGTAACCACTTGAAGAACCACCAGAAAAACCTTCAGGGTTCCATTTGAATTTTATTTCAGCCGGGTTTTTAGGATTTGCACCCTCTATTCTTTCAATATGGTATGCTGTGTAAGGGATTACATTGTAAACACCAAATTTTTCAGCAATCTCTAATTTTAAGAAAAAATCACCATACTTACACATTTGTCTAACCCACATCCAACCATTAAACTCTATATTTAGAATATCATAAAATAAATTATATAATATCTTTTGTATATCTTCATTTGAGCTTCTAATTTGAACTACCTCACCCATATCATTTTTTAATGTAGATTCATCCGCTATGATGTCTAAAGCAGAAGCGATAATCGCATCCTGGTCCATTATATCATATTCAGAGTATAGGGTGGTTCTTAAGTATTGATAGTTTAAGTTAAATTGGGCCCCGTATAATGATGTAGGCATTGTAGAATAAACTCTGTTGAATCTATCTACTAATGCATTAGTTTCATATTCTCCACTAGATTGAATATGTCCTGAATCAATGGTTTTTATTTGACTCCCCCCTACATTTCGTATTACTACGTCTGTAGAGAATAACCTTTTTAACCTTGAAAATACGCTTTTATCTGCCATATTATTATATAATTACTATTATTGTTATAAATATTATTTAAAGAGCCAACTAATATCCTCTTTACCATGTTCTGTTTTCATTGAATATGGGTTATCATATGGGTTTGGTACTCCTGTACCATAACCACCCATATAAGGTGTTCTGTTAACTGATATATTATTTAGTGTTTGTTTGGTTAAATCTATACCTCTTTGTCTAAATTTAAGTGCTGTGTCTCGTACATACAATGCTATACCGAATGCCATAACTAAATCATCGTTATATCCAGTTTGTGCTTCTGCTCTACCATTTTTCCAAATAAATACTTTCATTTCCTCTACTAACCTCTTTGAATGTATTGTAACACTTCGATCACTAATATATTCTTGGAATTTACCTATTACCATAGGTCGTGTTTTAGAAGACATTGTAAACCCCGCAACCATTTTTGAGTGGTCTTGATATGTATCAAAATACGAATCAACTGTTGCTTCTCCACTCCGTTGTGAATAGTAAAGATTAGCATATTGTCTATCAATAGCTACTTGTATAGTTGCCCAACCAATATTAGCATTTTCTATTACTAACATTGCATTATTATATTCAGCTGCTATACCTACTAATAAATGTCCAAATTCTTTTGTTCCAATTTGTCCTTTATATTCAGCTACTTGTACACTATTTTCAATATCAATTACATGAAATCCAGAAAAATCTTTCCCATCACCTCGGGCAACATCCGCTACCACCATGTAATCTCTGCTATAATCTGCTGATTCCCAGACCCATAAATTTTGGTCTGCTCCTCTACGTTCTAATGGGTCCTTAATGTGGGTTTTTTCATAATATTCTAAATATTCATTATAAAATACTATATCACCCGAGGTACTAAAATCACAATCACATTCCTGTGCCGCTAATCTAGGGTCACCTAATAAAGCATCTTGAGCATCTCTCCATGTTTGGTCTCTTTCGGGGTGAACATACCAAGGTAATTTAACAGGTAAGAAATCGTTTTCCCCACTTTCTGCTTTAACCCATGTTTGGTGAAACCAATTACCTGTACCATAAGGTGTAGATAATACAATAGCTCCACCTCCTGTTGCTAGTGTTTGTTGGGCTGATGCCCATGTCTCCGCAATATTATCAATAAAAGCTGCTTCATCAATGATTAGTAAAGATACTGCTTCTGAACGTGCTGCATCGGCATTAGAAGATTTTGCTTGTATTTTTGAGCCATTAACTAATCTTAATGATAATTTATTGTTTTCAGCAGAATCTACTTTAAGCCATGAGGGTAAGTTTTCCCACATAAATTGGACTTTTGTTACTAAGTTTCTTGCTGTTGCTTGTGTAGTTGCTAATGCTAGTACATTTCGGTCTTTATGAAAGGTCATTAACCATAAAGAATAACCTGCGGCCAAGGTTGATATACCTAATTGCCTAGATTTTAATATAGCAGTATAATCGTTTTTTTGGAATAACGTTAAAACTTTTTCTTGAAATGGGTACAGGTTAAATTGTATGCGACCACGTTGTGGATGCTGTATATAACAGTATTTACGCATAAAATGTATAGGGTCCTTAGCGCATTTGAGATATTCTTGACGTATTACTATTCTTAAATCTGACATATAACTATTTAATTAGTATAGCGGTTCCTATTACAGCTATGATTCCGATTCCTCCTATTAATTTTGTTTTTCTTTTTTGTTTAATTAAGTCAGATATTAATTTTTTATTTAAATCATCAGTAAGAGATAATTGGGAACTTTTATTTAATAATATTAAATTAAGATTACCAATTTTATAAAGAAGGCTATTTTCAATACTATCTTTTAAAACAATTTTACTTTCTAATAAAGAAACTTTATTTGATATTATGAATAATTCCTTTTTATAACTATCTCCAGTTATTAGATCCTTAATTACTAGACGAGCTGTTGGTTTGTTTAATCGTATCGAAGTGCTGTCTATAACGTTCTGTGAAAAAACGTTCAAGCTCATCATACTTATAAAGATCAACATTATTAATTTTTTCATTTGTTTGGTGTCTTAATATAATAATTTTATTATCCTGTAGGTTAATTTCTCGGTCTAGGGCTACTATTTTGGTATTTAAAGTATCAATTTTAAATGTTAAACTTTCATTTATACCGTGTAGTGAATCTATCTTAGTTTCTAACTTTTTTATTTTACTATTATGTTCAATAGTATATTTTTCCTCATTTGAAGAATACATATTAAACAAATAATATACTCCAAAGAATAATATTGCTATATATATAAACCTTTCTTTAGATGACATTTTTTTCTAATTTAGCAACTAATGCTTCTAATTCTTTCTTTTTAGGTGTTTTTATTTTTAGTTGGTCTTTAATTTTTTCTTTTTCGGCACCATCTGCTTTACTATAGTCACGTGCTAAAGACTTCATTTCAGTAGTGATGTCTTTTAAGGCCTTAACCGCAATATCTAATTTTTTATGCTTACCTCGGGCAGCATTAGCTTGTGCAATTGCATCTTTCTCGGATTTTGCATCATCATCACCATCATCCTCATCATCAACGTCTTCATTTAACCCATAATTACCAGCATTATCTATATACCCTTGAAAGAATCCTTTTCGATATGCTTGGTGGTCTGGTTTATTTTTGAATCTAGACTTAATGTTTTCAAATGCTTCTTCACCAGCTTTAAAGCCCATTTCTTCAATATCGGCTAGACCCATATTAGCTTCTTCTAGACCCATCTCTTTGCTTAATTTAGAGGTTTTTTCAAGTTCTTTGTTTAATTCCTTTTGGTTATTAACATCTTCCATTGATGCTTCGGATAGGGAAGAAAATATTTCCCCTTTTATAAACTCTTTTAATTCAGATCTTTTCATTGTATTGTTTATTATTATTAGATTTTATTATAAATATGTTAAAGACCAGTAATAGTTAAAATTTGTTGAATGCGTTCCTCTGTAGATCCTGATATCATTTCTAGATTGCCTGCTTTATGACCATATTTTTGTATTAAGGATACAATAGTGACATCAATCATATTTCTATAATTCTTATCTGTTTCTCTTACCCCGTTATCTTCAATCTTTAACCCATAAGGAGATATGTAAAATATATAATCATATTCTCTAATAAACTCACCAGCATATAATTCAAAGGAAGTAATATCTTGATAGGGGATGGATTTTGCATTAAGGGTAAATGCCATTACATCAATAACAGTTCTATCTGTAATGATATTTTCATGCATTAATTCACTACAACGTTCAGCTAAAAATACTGTTTGACCCTTTAATGTTGAATCGGTATTCAAAGGAATGCCTAAGGACATTAAATGTTGACTACGTTCTGTTGCGAAGTTATAACCCTTAAATTGATCCAATTCTTTCAAAGCATTAACTAATGTAGTTTTACCTACACTCATTGTACCACATAAACCTATTTTCATAACTTATTTATTTTAATTTCTATGTTGTGCTCCTTTTGGAGCTGGTTGTTTGTACCAAGGTAAGCCGGTTTGTTGTCTAATTGCTTCTTTATGGTCCTCTTCAGTATAGGGAATGCCATAAAGATAGTATTCTCTCTTTTTCTCATTACCTTCGGGTATCAAAGCGGGTCCGGCCCAATTGTGTAGTTTACCATCCCAAATGTATGCTATAGTCCCATCTGCTTTTTTTAATTTTTTGGATTGAGGGAAGGGTGTTTTTTTATCTGCCATAATTATTGTTTATATTAAATATACGAAATATATTTTAATTAGCCAAAATATACTCAGCAACATATGTCCCTTGTGCACCACTTACTGTTATACCTCTAGCGGAAAGTGCATCCCCAACAAAATGTACGTTTGGATACTTGGTCAAGGCTAAATTAGTATAATCAACAAGTGGCTCAGGTGATAGATATTTTACTTCAGGTACATAAATACCCCAATCGTTTTTTAATGTTGGGAATATTTTCTTCATATCTTCTATGAATGACTCAATATACGAATAAGTACCTTCAAAAAGTTCCCTAACTAAATCTAAATCTTTAATTTGGCGGGATGATACAACCTCTCCTTCTGATGTTGTAGATGGTTTACGTGTTGGACTATAATATAACCCGGTTCCATTTTTCTGTAATTTAGATACTACGTTTCTAGACCACTCGAATGGTTTTTCTATTCCTTGTACTTCCATTAAGATACCAAAATTAGTCATATTATTTCTAAATGCTTCATCTTTTTTAGCGTGGCCATTGTACGAATGATCTCCATATGTTTCTTCAACGGCAACATAAGCAGCATTATTGTTTGTACAGAATGATCTTAATGATACACCTTTATCTTCATATTTTCTATATAATTTAAAATCATATGAAATATCAATTAATTTTTGGAAGTGTTTTTGTGGTGCTTCAAATCGAACACCTATTTGTACGGGTTTAGGTTCAGTTGGTAGATCATATTGTTCTGCTAACTGTTTACCAAAATCAATACCTGATTTACCTACCCCAAAGATAAGTGTATCATATGAAATAGGCCAATTTTTTGGATTTACAAAAGATTCCTCCTCACCAATAAATAATTCATTATTATCAAAGTCAATAGATGTTACTTTAGTTTCCCAAATAAATTCAACACCACCATCTACTAAAAAGTCATACCAATTTTTACCAATTTCATGTAAATAATCTGTACCAACGTGCCATACTGGAAATAATCTTAAACCAAAATAAGGTTTAATAAAATCAGGTTCTGCTTGAGGATCTGAGCATTGTACTTCTTCTGGTTTAGGGTGGAAACGTTTGAAGTTAGCTATAACTTGGTCAAATAATTCCATTGCTTTTTCTTCACCACAATATTTGGTTAATTGACCACCAATTGCTGTGTGGTAAGTTAATTTACCATCAGACCAACCTCCTGCTCCTAGGAAACCTTCCATTACTTCACTATATTTTCTATCGTATGGGTTTTTACCCATATCAATTATGGTAATTTTACCATCAAATCCATTATCAATTAGTTTAGTAGCAGCGTTTACATTTGCTACTCCGGCTCCAACCATTACTACATTTTTACTCATGTGTTTTAATTTTTTACTAGGTTATAATATACGAACAAAAAGTGGAGTCTCCAAATGAAGACGCCACAGATGTCAATTTATTTTTAATCGCGACTGGCTATGAATCAGTCTATAAATTTTTATTTTATTTTTTAGTAATGTAAACTTTATTACCCTTTACACTAAAATCATACTCCGGAAATCCTATTTCACTTTCAATATCATCTATAAATTCTTGGGGATCATCATATCCAGTACTTGGAGTTATATTTAATATAAGTTGGTTTCCATCAGGAGATAAAATAAAA